TTGTTTTTACCACCCCCGGCAGCTGCATCCAAAAAAGATTTGATAGGTGCAGTGGCTTTTGTAATAGGAGACACGGTCTGTCGTGCTACAGCTTTAGCAGGATCAGTAACTGCTTTCACAGTTACTCTAGCTGTCTGTGCACCTATTTGACCTAGTGTTGGTAGAGCCATTATTGTTCTCGTCTCTGTCGTTCTTTTTCTTGTTCAAGATACTTAATTAATAATGTAACATAAATCTCATATTCAAACGGTATCATATTCTCAAGGGTATCTGTATCATATTTATGATGCTGAGCCAGACTAAAATTCAGATTATAATAGTTCGTAACACTATTATGACTCAGCATCATGTAAAAAAATCAGCTACACCTGTCAATTCAATCTTTCTTTCACTACCATTTGCATTTGTATATTCAATGGTATGTTTGATAGATGGCATTGTGTTGAAGAAGTTAATAACTTGTTCCATCTGAGCTTGTGTAAACTGATCAATAAACTCAGTCTTCTCTTCATCAGTATGAGAGGCAAAATCAATTACCTCATCATCTGTAAACACTTTGTCAATGGATTCTTTGATTACGCTGATCGACTGTTCGATCTCATCTTGCTCACCAGCAACTCTTGCAGATACATCTAGTGTAGGATATCTTAACAAAATACCAACACCTTCAGATAACTCAATGCTATCTGTATGACCTTCTACTTCTGTTAGACCAATGGTATCTAAATCTACTTTAAATTCATACTCTTGTCCATCTTCGTTATCTTCAAATGTCAATGTACTTGTTGAACCGACACTTTGTTTTCTCAGATGAAGTAGAAGATATTCAATTACAAAACTTGGTGTATTGTCAATGTCTAAAGTACCTTCAACAATACAATTATTGATAACTTGCTTCATTGCAAGAACCATTTGAGAAGGGTCATTACTCTGCTGCGCTAACAACAGAATTTTTTCTTCTTTCATTTTATATGGGCGTAAGGTTAGTTTCACGTCCACAACAGGAACAGTCACATGAAAGACAGGACTGTCAATTTTAGGCAAAGCCATTATATAACCTCATTAGTTAAAATTTAGTAATCCACCACCTGTGATTACATTCACCGCATCTCTTACACCAGATGGTAGAGGATCTGAAACACCAAATGCTTTAAATCCAGTTTCAAGGGCGCCAGTAATCTGGCTACCAATTCTCGCATCAATACCTGTTAATATATTAGGAAATTTACTTTGGGAAGAATCTCTGACAGCATTATCGTACCAGTCTCTGTATGCAAACTGTACTGGGAACGTAACAACTGAATCCGTTGCTGCCCAATTTAAATTTATTGGACTCAGTTGAATTGGATAGGCGTCGTTGAAGAAACATTCATATACTACATCGCCAAGCTCATTGTATCCAACAACAGCAATCTGACAAGTAAATTGATCATAGTAATTTACTAGGTGTGTTCCACCTCTATTTTCAGCTTGCTTACCTGGCTTCTTGACAATACCATCATGCCAGCCAGAAAAGAATCTCCATTCTCTATAATCAGCTGACGCCATAAATGTTACACCAAGGTTTGGATACATGTTATAGCCTGCTGCCATTTGTCGTTGGTTACCAAAGCCCATAGGCTGATGATTGAAAACGTTGATATTTTGACCAGGCAATTCTGTAGCTTCTGTTCTGAACAAAAGATAAGATGTATTCTGTCCAACTAACATTCTAGGAGGTGTAATATACACCGCATATCGTGATGGTCTAGCTACGCCTTTATCAAGATTAGCTTTAATTTGTTCTACGCCAGATATGCCAGTACGTATTCTAGCATCTGCAGATATTTCACCTGTTACCAGACTTCTGATACCATCAATACCTTGATTTATAGAACTCGTTGCGTCTCTAAATCGTTTGGCTTTTTTCTTAAACTCATTAATCTTACTGAGAATACTCATTATTTGGATAACCTTCTAGAATCCTTATATACAGTATTTATACTTGCTTTCTGGAAGCGCTGTGGAGGAAGCATTAATGCAATATCCCACTTTTCAGGTTCAATGAATAGGAATCTGGATGTTACATTACTATACAGATATCTCTTTATGCATGCTTTGTAAGGTCTAAGACCAGATATGCCTTTCATCACTTCATATGAAGCACCGATCTTGGTTTTTTCATCCATAGAGTTCTTGCCTTCTGTTACATCCCATAACGCATCCATCATTTTTGCTCTAAGAAGTGGTGGAAGATAATGTAGATTCAGACCTAAGAACCCATTGCTGTCTAAGTCAATAGGAATACAAAGCGGAAACGTATCATAGTATGGTAGCTTGTCTTTTAGTTTTGGATCATATGTAAACATAAACATCCTACCAGGTAGGAGTTTAGTCATAAGAGCAGATTTGTTCCCACCCATCAACCGATTGGGTGTTACCTGATTGCTTCTAATGTTATCAGCTTGATCTCTAAACCAGTCTCTTGCCTGTGCTTGCTCAGCAGGTCTATTAGAGCTCTGTAGTATCTTATCAAATACGTAACTAACCATGTGGTGTTAAATCCTTTTCAGTCATAATAACAAATTTCCAATCCTTCTTTCTACAAAACGCTTCTGCAGCTTCCCACTTTGCTGAGTTGATGCCCCATGTTTTGACTTCAGAAAGATATCTTCTACTGACTCTGCCTTTAGGTGTATTCTTTTTTGATATACTTGGTGGCTTACATTGTGAAGACGGTTTTACTTCTATCAATACATCCTCCACTACACCTTGTGGATTCCGTTTCCTAACCCAAAAATCTGGAAAGTATCTATGGACTCTTCCATCTATTGGAG